AATCAGCGTGTTTTTTATCTAATATAAATTCGTCCCATGCTCCATATCTAGATGTATATCCAAATATGTATTTGACACCATACTTAAGACGATACCAAAAGGAACGTCTTACTAGATGTACGTGTACGTATGCTTCTGGAGCAAACATATCACCGCCTTCATCCAAATGTACAATCATTTGATGATCTGAGCTATAACAGCTACAGAGTAATAACATATGTTTGTCATTCATAACTTTAAATTTAAAAAAGATGGTGGAGAAATTTACCAAAAACTCCACCATCTTATCCACCAATTACTTTTATCGGGGCACCATTGGAAAGATTTACCGTCTGTTTATAAGTGCGTTCTACTACTCGGATTATATAAGTAGCTTCCAAACTTAGAAATTTCATTGATTACTCCTAGATATCCGGTTTTGTAATGGCTCTCTACGGTGCAATACCAAGAGGACATATCACGTGGCCGGTTTTATTGCCACTGACTTCAATCTAGTAATAACATTAAAACTAATCTATCATCTTACGACACCATCCAAGTCATGCTCTGGTTGTTCTGTGTGGATTAGTCCTAAATATTTTAATGAAAGTATACTTTTTTAGTTTCTTTCCAATTATAAATACTCTGTAATGTATCCAAATAGTCTTCAGTTTTACTAAAGTCATGGATTTCTTTACAACGTTTAGGAAGCTTTCTAAATAATCTTTCTTCACTAAAATCTTTGTGGTTCATCATTACAATAATAGATGATACAAAACCTTTACGGTTGTAGTTTTTATAATAAACTGACATCTTTCTTAAAGTTTCAGCAACGTCTCTTGCTTTAGAAAAGCTTTTAACTTTAAACTTACCTGCTTTAAACATTTGATCAGCATTACCACCTGATGCTCTTAAGTTACCTAACATAAGAATAGCGGTGCTATGTGGAAACTCTGTATATGTAGTACAAAAGTTTCTATACAATCTATAATCTACTAGATTCTCATCTGTTGCAAAACTATGTGCATAGTCAGCAAAAGTCCATTTACTAGCTGTAGCTTGAAGCTGAGCTATTTCTGATGTGGACATATTTTCATCATCTACAATAAATACTACAGGCATTTTTAGTTGCACACATGCTTTAAGACGATGTTGACCATCTAATACCTGCATCTTTGAGTCTACTTTGATTGGGATTTTTTGACCCATTATTTCAAAGCTTTTAACCAACTTCTGTACGTTTGATTGGTTAATAGGTCTATTGTCAGTTCTAATTTTAAACTGAGAATAGTTAGTTGTTTGGAAGATGTTTCCAATCTTTTTTGAATCTTTCATTTATTTTATTTTAGTTAATACTGTTTTAAAAGCTTATCTCAGGGACTACTTTTGAATCATTACGAAGTGCTACTAGGTATGACCACTGTTGGTTTGACAGAAATTTATTTTACTAATATGTCTTACTACTAAGTGACGGAACTCTTTGCGGACGAGACAGAATCTACTTATAGGCACCTGAGATCAAGCTTTAAACATAACTATTACAACAGATCAATGCTGGCCAGAGGCCATTGGTCTTATATGATGTTATTGTAATCAGTTAATATCATGGCTTGGGGCTCAAGAATTATACTTATGAGTAGCGTACGTATACCTGCCCATCCGAACTTGGCCCTCGTTGCCTAAGTATTTTTATTTTAATATAATAGTCTTCCATGTTCTACCTTTTCCCATAAACTCACGTTCTATGACGCCTTTAGTCTTAAGGGAATTTATACACCTCTTAATAGTGGATTCTGTAGTTTCTAGTTCTGCAGTCATCCTACTCATACTAAGAGTTAACTCATTAGTTGAGCTATTAGCGTATGTACATAGGTAAGAATAAAAACCTTTATCTCTTATGGAGATAGTAGGATCTCTCATCACTGCGTTAGAAACTTGTCCGAAGCCACCTTTTAATCTATAGTTGCTTACTGCCATAGTGATTTGATTATTAATAATAAAAAAGAGGAGTGTGCTATTTACACACCCCTCTTAGTTTACCAACCCTACTTATCGTCATCCTTAGAAAATAATCCTGATAAAAGATCATTGATATCAAAGTCTGAGTCTTTAGTACGAAAACTTTCATCATTTTGGTTTTTTACTAAAAGTAAATACTTATCAAAGTTGTACCCACTCTTTTTTACAAGCTTAATACGATTCATGATAGATTCTTTACTATAAACTTCAACTCCAGTATCCTCATCATTAGAGTCTTCTCCAGCCTCTTGACGATCTTTCAATTCTTTTAACTTTAGTATACCTTTAAGAATCTGCATTTTTATTTGCTGTTCACGAGATTCTGCTGAGTCTTCATTAGTATTTTTATACATAATATAGACTTCTTTAGCCATACGCTGAAACATCATGAAAGTTAACAAACTGTATTCATATTCTAAAGGATTAGTAATCATAGAAATTAATCTTTCTAGATCTCCAGTGACGGTACGAAATGCTTTAGGTGCATCCTCCATATCATCAAACAGTTCTTCTGCTTGTAAAGAGTTACTAAAAGTTGAAAAGAATATACGTTCTCTACATATAGTTTTAGTTTCTTCACTAATACCCATAGCTAGATGGAAATCATCCATCTCATGGTCAAATTTTGTATCTTTTAATGACATAGCGTTATTTAATTATTTTATCAGCAATATAGGTTACAAACTCTTCAGGTGTTTTGTTATCATCAGACATATAGTCTTCAATTAAGATCATGTCTTTGATACTATCTACCGAAAATAAAGCATGGTAGTTAACAGATATATGAGGCTTTGAATGATATGCAGATATACCTACATCAGATATCTTAGTAGAGTACTTTTCTTCTATCTCTTTTCTAGTAGCTAGTTTTTTTTCTTCAAGCTCATCAATCTTAGCAATAGTTGACAATAACTCTTTATATAATTTAGAAGATTCTACCTTTTTTACAAGGATTTCAGAACTTCCTTTGTGACGAGCTACTAATTCAGCTCTCACTTTTTCTGCTAATGCTTTAGCAATAATTGGTGTCAGTTTTTTCTGTGACATAGTTGGGTTTTATTTAATAAATAATTGGTTGAAAAATGTTAGTATTATTAAGTGTGTAAACATACATACTTAACCTTTTCACCCATCAATACACGTACATTATCAGATTTTCTGTCTGCTAACACCGATACATTGAATTGGGTACACCAGTTTTGATATTCTGGCGTTACTATCATTGGCTCTCTACGAGAGGTATAAGTTAAGCCCACTGTAACAGCAGGCTTAACGTTAAATAGTTGGTTTAATAACTGTTTCATATAATATGAGTTAGTTGTCCATAAATTCAAAGATGTAAGTGTTACTTAATGTATCATACACTACCATCATCTCTGTTGGTTTAGTTCTATCGTGTGATATAGTCTTAGAGTTAAACTCTTCAGGCATATCATACTTCTTTTGAGAATTACTTAATATATTGTAAAATATCACTGATACAGATAGTAATACAATCATAATAAGTGTTACAGAAACCTTATCTATTGTTTTCATATAATGTTTTTAGAATGATTCAATCATAGGTAATAAGGTTAATGCCTGCTCATATGAGTCAGCCCAAATCTTGTAGTCTTTAATGATCCACATAGATTTACCAGTCTGTGTATTAATCTCATCTGGTGGAGGTGCCATTTTATTATCAGACATTGTAAACCCTGCACTGTCATACTCAGGTTCTTCATCTAATGAATATACACTAGGAGTTAAACCCCACTCTGATTCAGGATTAAGAACACAAACTTGTACGTCTACATAACCACTCTTTACCCAATTGTTAGTTGGCGTAACTATATTATGTTTAGCTAAAAAGTTTGTAATGCCCTCATTCTCAGAATAGTCTTTGATTAAAACTTCATTGTCTTGTAATAGTACATTAGGAATGTTTACACTTGCAGTCATGTAAGGTGTAGGTCCATATGCAGGATCCATTTCTAATAATTCAATAGCCGAACGTCCGTTATTATACTGACGTATATTCACTGTTACTGGAATATCTTCACAAGTAAAGGGACTAGTTAACGTAAATTGTTTCATGTTAAATGATTAAAGGATTTGAATAAATATATTTTGTGGATAGGTGTTATTAAACAGATACAATACAACAGGACATAACCATAAATTATGATCGTTGTCTTTAACTGTATACCATGCACCTGAATCTAGTTCTGCTTCGTCTAAAAGTTCAGGTGTATAACCATGATTTGAAGATCTAATAAGCTCTACATCATGATCTACAAACTCCTCGTCTGTAAATTTTAGGGTGATTGATGTCTCACCTTGGGCTAATGTAGATAAAAAAGTATCTGCACCTGCTACCATTTCAAGATTGGACTTAGTGCCCACTCCTGATTCAATGTATTCTGGTAAATCTATATACCAGCGTCCATCTTCTTCTTGATAAAAGTTCTTTACCATATAGTTTATTTAAATGTAATAAAAGTAGAGCTCCCACGTAGAAACGCAGGAGCTGATTTTAATTTAACCAGTGGAATACCACCATTTTACCATTGAATCTAAAACGTTTGTGGTCCTTTCTTAGCTTTACGGAAGTTAAATTCCACTATAAAGCATAGAAATGCTACATACAAATCTGGTTTGTCATAGCTAATACCAAATAATACTGTGTTAGGGATGAATTTTAGGGTAATTATCTTACCTCTAATTAGGGTTTTTTCCATGTGGATTGTTATTTGATTAATAATTTTGTTTATTATCTAATCACCAAGTTACATTTGTAGTTCTTTGGTGGACGTTGAGGGCTGTACGCTCTACAACTAGTTGCTATTACAGCAACAAGGGTAATGATAACTAATAATTGACTTTTCACTATATAAGTTTTAAGCGTGAATAAAAAAAAATTGAGGCTGAGTGTTGACCGTCAATTTATCATCGTTTTCACAGGATTACCCCTGCTTATACACACTATAGATTACTCCATAGTAGATGATAGTACCAGTGTTTAACTTCACTCCTGAAGGATCTCTCTCTAGACTACATAGATATTAATTTCTACCAAGCGGACTGGATGGTCCTTAGCTACATCCCTGCAACTACTTAGATATACTTTTGCCATCTCACAGTTTTCCTTACGGTACTAGCTGTGCTGTCATATTTCATACAGATAAGGTACTTTGACCTAGAGAACTAACAGACTTTTGTTAAATTAATTAGTTTAATTTTACAATAGCATAATCCAGGACGTGCCATTAGATTGCAGCTCACTCCCTTTTGAGGAATGCGTACTACAACGCCCCAGTGTAGATTACCAGTCTACGATGTATTAAGATGCTTTAAGCCACACCTTGCTACATTGAGTAACGCAGTTATTCTTTTGGTAAAGAACTCCCACATGCACCCCACAGGTGTTCCTATTGTGATTTCTCACTCAACAGTGTATGCTAACACTGTAATTGCTCAGAGATTTCCCCATTGCAATTGTTGCCCGCTTGCTTACTTGGCCAGCCTAACGCTGTAGATGTACGCTTGTTTACGCACACCTTATATACCTGTCACCAGGTTTATCCTAAAGACCATAAGCGGCCTAATCTCCAAAGGAGAATATCATAAGGTGAACCAGACCCATTACAGGCCCAGTTCACCACTAAAATTGTAAATATGCAGATTTTGTGCCTCAACCTACAAAGCCTCTATTCAGTGAAGTAGAATAGATAAACCCCTATTAATATTGTTAAAATGCGTCTGATGTAAATAATTGCATTAGCTCTTCTCTTTCTACCTCAGTCATAGTGTTCATCTTACAATAGAATTCATCACCATCTATGTCGCCTTGCCAGCCAACATTCCAGTGTGAAGCATACTTCATATACTTACAACCATCTAATTGAATAGTTGTAATGTTTGTACTACCTTCATCTTCAAAAGAAATAAACTCTTTGTTCTCTTTAACAAAGTGTTCATGAAACTCTGATATGTCAATCTCTTCTATGTCACGATTAAACATATCGTATCTAGCGTATAGCTCTGACTTTCTCATAATGATTTAATTTAATGTGGGTGAATAAGGTGGGTGAATAAAAGTTTATGACAGCTCACCAGTGAGCTCTCCTTAACATAGTAGATAAAGAGCTATTCTCTATCTACTATATTAAAGGGTTCAAATATGAGCTGTTAAAACACTTTGTCAAAATAATCCTGCTTGGATATGTAATACTCACGAGCTGGGAAGATGGCTAACCACCAACCTAAGAACATAGCATAAACCATAAACCAATTGTGGTTTGTTATAATCTCACTGTAAGGAGTAAAGAACACACCTATAAGAGATAGTAACAAGAAGAACAGTACGAATGAAACCAAGTAGGTTCCAATTAAGATGATAGACTTCATGTGAATAGAAGTTTAAAGGGTGAATAAACAAGTTATAGCTATCTTATCCGTCTGACTAGGTCAGTTATTAGGCTCTAAGAGTTAGATGAAAGAAAGCTGGATAGTGGTTCTACCACTCTTACACTCACACATAAGTGAATGTAAATCAACGTTTTATTTGACACGGGTAACGTAGAACCGTGGACGTGAGTTACGCTTGGCGTATATCAGCAGCCACTGTTGCAGCTTCTATCATAGAAGATACAATAGTGATTGTTCCGTCTAGAAGAACGAGTGCAATCATGTTGTTAGTGTGTGGGTTTGTTAATATGTTAATAGATATAATAAACTGATATGCGTACTGACTGAACTGATAAACTAAAAAGAAGTAAAAAAAGGCATACGAGGTTTTTCCCCGTATGCCTTGCACGTTATTTAACGTGTAGCCATTTCAGCATAAGCTTCACAACTTCGCCCGAAGTAGTGTCGACTGTATCATATGGACGCTCTTCTATACGGAAGTTGTCCAATTCAAGTTCATCGACTGTACCCACCTTAGTAGGTTTGCTCAAAGCTATGAAGTATGTGAGTTGACCACTTACCTTAGTTTGACCGAGCACGCTCACTTCCTTACCTTCTGTTTTCAGAGTGTGAATGTAGTTACCATTCTTAGAAGCTTGTGTAGAACATTTGCTGACTGTTACTTTAATCTTTCCCATTTTTAATGTTTTTTAGAGTTTAATAAAAAAAAAGAACTGCTGTTGCAAAGTACCGGGGTACCCGCAACGCCACGACTGAGTCGGGGTCAACAAACTAATACCCCTCTAGATTCTCTAACATCCTAAATTCCTATAGGAAAGCCTAGGGGGTTGCTATTAGGTTATTAACAAGTGGGGGATAACTTGTTATTGTATTGGTATATAAAAAATATTAAATTTGCTAAGTTTAAACTTATTAGGTATATTATAGTGTAGACCAAACTAAAAAATCAAATGATACACACGTGCAACATTCACTGCCACACGCTAGAAGTAGAGAAGGCAGAATTGATGGGACTAGAGGATAAAGGGAGATGGATGCCATTTGCATTCCATATAGATATTGTGATAGCTTGTAAACTCACCTCTGATGAGGAAGATTCTTTGGTTAATGGCTGCACCACAATTTTTACAGAGCCAGGTGATACGTATATCATAGATACGCCATATGAGCAATTTATGCCAATATTTAAAACCTATTATGATGACGAACTAGATGCTACCCAAGCAAATGGTGATATAGAATTATAAACAATTAAACAAACCAAATTATGTCAGAAGAAACACAAAAAGTGAACGAAGAACAAAAAGCTCCTACTAAAGATCAAGTGATGGAGTTCTTAAAAGAGCAGATTGATGTAAAGAAGCTACAACTTGAGCTTCAGCAGCTTAACACTGGACTTGCTACAAACAGAGCAGAAGAGTTAAAAGCATTAAGCTTTATTGCTCAATTGACTAACCCAAGACAAGAGGGAGGATCTCCATACCAAGGTGCACCAGACGGTACGCCTCATAAGATTACACAAGAAGATCTTGATAATAATCCAGAGCTTGTAGAAGCAGGTGTAGAGGTGGGGGATGATGTTATTATTCCTAACCAAGAAGGTCCACAAGAAGAAGCACCAAGTAAAAAGTTAAAAAAGAACTAGAATGGGTTCATCATATTCTATTCTTTATAGGTTAAAAGACTATAAAGAATGTCTACCCTTTGAACGTGAGCATCCTAAAGAACTACGTTGGGATGATAAGTATAAAATCTTTATGCTTACACAAAAGGAGAAATGTCAAGGAATATGGATGAAGGACGGTAAGAGTGGTTTAATAGCTGAGGCTATTGTAACATGGCAGAGTGATAATGTATTGCATATTGATAGCTTCACCGTTTTGCCTTCCCATAGAGGACAGGGATTAGGATATAAGCTTGTACAAGCTGTAATAGATTGGGCTCAAGAAATGGACTACGCACATTTAACAGGAGAAGCTAGAATAGGAGCATCGTGGCACATTTTTGCAAACATGAGTGCTGCCCCGGTGCTCTTATATAAAAACTGGAATGACACTGGAGAAGATTACATGAGTTTTAAAATAGAATTATAATGGCAATAGTAAACCAAGTAGATAAGCGAGTGAAGATGAGTGGCTGGCAAATAGTTAAATATCAAATTTTAACTCACTGCTACTTATACAACATTCAAGTGAGTGAGTCTGATTTAGACTGTCTCACCCTTCTTGCAATAGAAGGAGATCAAGAACTTACAAGTTTTTGTAATAAAGCTCATGATAAGCAAATATTCTCTAGTACCCAGTCGGTACGCAACTGCTTAACTAAATCAGAAAAGAAAGGCTTAATTAAAAAAGAAGGAAAGAATAAGAAAAAGATATTTATTAATCCAGAACTAAAGGTACATTCTACTGGTAATATTTTGTTAGACTTTAAATTCTTAAGCATTGCATCCACGGAAAGCTAAAGAGCTATATTCAGAAGTGGCAAAAGAAGCCAATCTATCTGAAGAAACTATAAACAATATAGTAGGTTTTTATTGGAGAGAGGTGAGAAAGAATCTATCTTCATTAAAGCATTCTAGAGTGCATATTACAAATCTTGGTGATTTTGTAACAAAGCATTGGAAGATAGATAGTAAGATTGAGATGCTTGAAAAGTTTGAAGAGAACAACAGGCAAAAAGGTTTACAGCAAATGACTGCTAGATTTAAAACAGCAGAAACATTGTTTGACCTGAAAATACTAAAGGATATTATTACAGAAGAAAAGCAAAGAGCTGACTTTATTAAAATGCATAAATCTCATGAGTCTAAAAGAAAACATAATAAAAATATGGAAGAGTAAAGGTCAGATCATAGAGGGCATAACCAATTCCATATTTAAGAAAGAAGATGTTGAAGAGATTGCTAAACATAGATTAAGTATATGTCACTTCTGTGATCTTTATACAGAATCAGATAGTGGCTGCATGGTTCCTGGCACTGATCCTTGTTGTAATAAAGAACTAGGAGGATGCGGATGCTGTCTTGCATTAAAGACAAGAAGTTTAAGTTCAGAATGTCCAAAGGGGCACTGGAAAGCAGAGTTGACACAAGAGGAAGAAGATAAACTAAACGAAAAATTAGGACTATGATAGTTTTCACAGCACAAAACCACAAGTATAGAAGTATAGATGCTACAGATGTTACAAACTGGGTTTCTGTAACAAGCTTTATATCAAACTTTAAAAAGCCATTTGAGTCAGACGTTATTGCTGCTAAATCTTCTAAGTCTAAAAAGTCTAAGTGGTATGGCATGACACCTGAAGAAATAAAGGATGCATGGGCATCAGAAGCTAAACGTGCAACAGACCTTGGAACTTGGTATCATAATTGTAGAGAAAAAGATTTGTGCGAACTAACCACGATGGAACGTCATGGGGAAGTGGTGCCTGTATTTAAACCCATCGAAACAGATGGAATTAAACAAGCTCCAGTACAAAAGCTTACTAATGGTGTTTATCCAGAACACATGGTTTATTTAAAATCTGCTGGTTTATGCGGTCAGTCAGATCTTGTAGAAGTGATCAATGGAGAAGTGCATATCACAGACTATAAGACTAACAAAGAAATTAAAACAGAAGGATACACTAGTTGGGACGGTAAGGTGGATAGAATGGCTAGTCCTTTAACTCACTTAGATGATTGTAATCTAAATCACTATACACTACAGCTAAGTTTATATTTATATATTATTCTTAAGCACAACCCTAGGTTAAAACCAGGTAATTTAATAATCCATCACATCCTATTTGAAACAGTGGGCGTAGATAAGTTTGGTAATCCAATCACTGCGTTAGATACAACCGGAAATCCCATAGTAAAAGATATAGTGCAGTATAACCTTCCTTATATGAAGAGTGAGGTGATAAACTTATTGCATTGGTTAGAAGACAATAGAGAACAGTTAAAACCTAAGCATTAATGAGAAAAGAATTACTTGTTTCTGCTTCTAAAGAAAAGAAGCTTATTGTTACACTTACTAATAAGCTTATTGAGAAATACCCTGATGTATCAGCTGATAACACTCTTTTAGTGATGGTTAGTCCTGACTATTCTGCAACAGTAGCTATGCACCTTGCTCATAATCTAAGCAAAGATGGAGATATGTGTGATATACTACCTATACACGTTCCCTATCCTGATGAAAATGAACACATCTATGTAAGGAAAGCAGACCAAGATATAGACAATTGGTTTAAGTTTTCAGAAGATGATTATAAATATTATCTTTTAGTAGAAGGGGGAGTTATTCGTGGAGGTAACTATACATGGCTTACTAAGTTATTTAGAAATAAGGTGACTGGTAATATTATTACAGCTTCTCTATATGAAAATATAGGAAGTAGATTTCAAAGTGATGTTGTAGCAGAATACTACGATAACACTAAACAAGACCTCACCTTTTATTTTGAAAGGGAAAATAAACACTGGAACTAATGGTAAGATTATTTGATATACAGAATGGTAAGGTTGTTCCAAGTGAGCATTGTTACACTCTAAATTCTTTAAAAAAGATTATGGATGAGTATGGCGAAGAAGCAGTGAAGGTGTATGCATATTTGTTTTATATGACCTGCCCTAGTCCAGATCTAAATCCGTTCTTTGATATGCCAGAACAAGATAAGGAAGAACTTATTTTAGTTGAGGTGGATGGTGACTTTTCAGGAGAAGATGAAACAATAGTTGTTGCACTTAAGGTTTGTCAGAAAATGTATGAGACTCCTACGTATAGAGCATACAATGGAATCAAGATTGCCTTAGATAATATGGCAACGTTTATGGCTACAGAAAAACCTACATCAGGACGTGATGGATCTGCTACAGCGTTACTACGCATAGCAGAAAGGTTTGATGCAGTGAGACAAAGTTTTAAAGGAGTGTATAGAGATTTACAAGAAGAGCAGCAATCTTCTGTAAGAGGTGGCCAGAGATTGGCATATGATCAATAGGGTGAGTTGGTAGAGTGGTTATATAGCGGTTTGCAAAACCGTTCACACAAGTTCGAATCTTGTACTCACCTCTATATTGTAGAGTGGCGAAATTGGGTTGTCTCAGTTATGACCTTGGCATACGCACCCACCTGTCTCGTGGGCGGTGATAAAGAAATAGATTGATGATATGGGGTAGACCACCAGCTTGCAAGCGTACTGTCATCAATTGAATCTCACCTTGGTGGTTCGAATCCATCCTCTACAGCAATATTAGGTTGACTGGAATGGCGTACTCTTAACTGTAGAAAGGGCAGTACGTGATCGGTTAGAAATGCCAGTCGTAAAAGCAGATGTCCACGCACCCATCTTCTGCTTTCCTAAACTTATTAAATATAAAACTATGGTACAAGACGTTTACACAGATTATGAAATTAAAGAGTTTGCAGCAGTTGACCCTCTATCAGATATTGATGGTTATATGCATGATTGGGTTTTCCATTTTAATCCTTACACTAAACTATGGAATGCTATTCCTAGAGATTTGTATACTAAATATTGGGACAATTGTGAACTGGATGGCGTATTACGTAGTAAAGATTTTAACACTCTTTTACATTTACTACATAAATGTAAAGGGGATGTGATTGACATACATAAATTAACCTCAACTAAGTAATTGGAACCTAACATATTTATAGAAGTACCCACTTATAATATTGATCACTGGACAGTAACTACTTTTTATAGTAGAGAAGAGTTTAGAGATTTTTTATTATCTGTTTTTAAAGAACCGGGTGAGTATAACTTTGACGAGACTAGTCAAATCTTTAATATTGAAGCTCGTAAGTTTCATAAGCAAGGATACTATTGTCCAGCTCCAGTAAAGAGTAAAGACTTTATAACTTATTGGGATGACCAAAAAGCTAAGTGTCGTAAAGGTATAATTGTCAAGAGTGTAAATGGTACTTGGTATATTAGTAGAGACTACTACATGTGGTTAAACTTTTTACCTATATATGATAAAGAAGAAAAAAGATTTGACTTTGCTAAGGTGAGAGATGCACAGTATCATATGGCACTATATGAGCATTTAGCTGAATTACATTATAAGCATGCTATTATACTAAAGAAACGTCAGATAGCATCTTCTTATTTCCATATGGCTAAACTAATTAACCAATGGGTATTTGAAGAAGGAGCTATTCTTAAAATAGGAGCTAGTCTTAAAGACTATATCAATGAAAAAGGATCTTGGAAGTTTCTTAATGAATATCGTAACTTCTTAAATGAGCACACTGCATGGTATAGACCAGCTGAGCCTGATAAGGTGGGGGCGTGGAACCAGCAGATTAAAGTAAGAGTTAACAATCGTGATACGTATAGAGGATTAAAATCTACTATCAACTTATACTCATTTGAAAAAGATCCAACACATGGTGTCGGTGGTCCTGTAACTTATTTCTTTCATGAGGAAGGAGGCATTGCTCCTAAGATGAATGACACCTATGGATTTATGAAACCAGCACTTAAGTCTGGACATATCATCACAGGTCAGTTTATTGCAGCAGGATCAGTTGGTGATCTTGATCAATGTGAACCAATGAAAGAGTATATCTATCATCCAGAAGAAAATGGATTTTATGGTGTACAAAGTAATCTTATAGATAAAGACGGTGCTCCAGGTGTAATAGGACTTTTTATTCCTGAACAATGGTCTATGCCACCTTATATAGATCAGTATGGTAACTCTTTAGTAAAAGAAGCCTTAGAAGCCCTAGATAAGGAGTTTGAGAAGATGAAGAAGGATCTTGATCCAGGAGCATACCAGCTTACCATTTCTCAGCATCCTAGGACCCTTGAGGAGGCTTTTGCGACACGTAAGGTGAGTGTGTTCCCTCCACATCTAGTTGCCAAACAAATGCAGCGTATCCAAGATAAGGAGTATCCAGTGGAATATCTTGAACTCTCTCGTAACGATGAGGGTAAGATTATAGATAAACCATCTAGGAAGATTCCTATTATGGAGTTTCCTTTGTCTAAAAAGACAGAAGATAAAGAGGGAGTGATATGCATATACGAAAGACCTTCTAAAGATCCTCAGTTTGGTACATACTATGCTTCTGTAGATCCAGTTAGTGAAGGAAAGACAACCACCTCAGATTCCCTATGTTCTATATACGTATATAAGAATCCAGTGGAAGTTATAAAAGATTCAGGCAATGGATCAGTGGAAAGTAGTATTGAGCGTGACGGTATAGTGGCATCTTGGTGTGGACGTTTTGACGATCTTAATAAAACTCATGAGCGTCTAGAGATTCTTATAGAGTGGTATAATGCATGGACTATAGTGGAAAATAACGTAGCTTTGTTTATCCAGTATATGATATCTAAACGTAAACAAAGATATTTAGTACCTAAAGATATGATTTTGTTCTTAAAAGATATAGGAGCAAATCGTAATGTGTTCCAAGAATATGGTTGGAAAAACGTAGGTACGCTGTTCAAAGGAAACATTCTGTCCTATGGAATTGAATATACTCAAGAAGAATTAGATCATGAGACAAAAGAAAATGGAGATATAGTAAAAACAATATATGGTATAGAACGAATACCAGATATAATGTTACTTAGAGAGATGCAAGCATATAGAGATGGATTAAACGTGGATAGATTAGTAGCATTTTGTTCTTTAATAGCCTTTGCAAAAGTGCAACAATCTAACCGTGGTTTCTCTAAACGTATAGAAGTTACAAAAGAAAACTTGGATAACTCCCAAAAATTTAGTAAATTAAATTATAGTCCCTTTAGACATATTGGTAATTCTAAGGGTAACGGGCCAAGTATGAGACCACCTCGTAACCCTTTTAAAAATATGAGATAAAATAATATGGAAAATAAAGACTTACATGCCCAAAAGGTAACTATTCTTTCTAGATTGATTAAAGAAAGCTCTCTCACATTTGAGGAAGCTTTACTTATTTTGAAGGAAGAAGAGCCAAAACAGTCACCTGCACAGTTTCTAACTAGTGGTACTGGTACTGCATACATCCCTCCTTTAGGAACTTGGAGTACAACAGGGATGCCAACTTTTTTATCTATGACTGGCAGTGGTACTAGTTCTATTACAAATACAATTGCTGATAATTCAGCAGACTTAAATAACTAAATATCATGCAGATATATTCAGCAATGGATTTGAAAGCCGGTAAAAAGGCGGAACATAATAAGATGGGTACTCTTACCCAACCTATCCAATTTTTACCTGAGAAAGAGAAAGATGATGAATGGAGAGCTTGGAATCTAGACTGGTTAGAGTGGCAGGGTATGAAGCAACTTAGACGTAACGCTCGTAGATTAATGAAAAACTACAAGCTTGCTAAGGGTATCATTGACAAGACAGATTATATTGTAGAAGAGGATAATGAGATGGCGGATCTAATAGATACGCTAACTAAAGAAGATGAGTCTGCTTTAGAACTTAAGTTCTATCCTATTATTCCTAACGTTGTAAACGTATTATGTAATGAGTTTTCTAAAAGAAGCTCACGTATTATGTTTAAGGCTGTGGATGATATCTCTTATAATGAGCTTATAGAAGAAAAACGTAAGATGCTTGAGGATGTTCTTTTACAGGATGCTCAGCAAAAGATGATGATGGAAATCATGAATCAAGGTTTAGACCTTGAGGATGAGGAAGTTCAGAAACAAGTTCAAGAACAAACATCTCCTGATAATCTAAAGAAGCTTCCTGAGATAGAGTCTTTCTTTCGTAAAGACTATAGATCTATGATTGAAGAGTGGGCATCTCACCAAATGTCTGTAGATGAGGAACGTTTTAAATTACAAGAATTAGAAGAGCGTGGCTTTAGAGACATGCTTATTACAGATAGAGAGTTTTGGCATTTTAATATGATGGAGGATGACTATGAGCTAGAGCTTTGGAATCCATTGCTTACGTTCTATCATAAGTCTCCAGATGTTAGATACATCTCTCAAGGTAACTGGGTCGGTAAGATGGATATGATGTCTGTATCAGACGTTATTGATAAGTTTGGATGGATGATGAACGAAGAACAAATGTATTCGTTAGAAGCCATCTATCCTGTCCGTTCTGCCGGCTATGCTGTACAAGGATACCAGAATGATGGTAGCTATTACGATGCTACAAAATCACATGAGTGGAATACACAGATGCCAAGTCTTGGCTATAGACAGTTTTCGTCTTTATATGACACTAAGTTTGGTACAGGAGATATTGTAGAGTGGATCCTATCTGATTCAGAGGATACAATAGATTTTGGTAAGTCACATTTATTACGTGTATCCCAAATTTATTGGAAGTCTCAACGTAAAGTGGGTCACTTAACTAAAATTACAGAAGAAGGAGAAATCTTACAAGATATTGTAACTGAGGAGTTTAAATTAACAGATAAGCCTCAATACAATACAACATTGTATAAACAAAAGACTAAAGAAAACTTAATCTTTGGAGAACATATTGATTGGATTTGGATTAACGAAACTTGGGGAGGTATTAAGATTGGACCTAACCGTCCCGCATTCTGGGGAAATAATAACGCAGGTGGTATCAATCCAATCTATTTAGGACTTAATGGTGGTAAGCCAGGAAGACTACCTTTCCAATTTAAAGGAGATGCTACACTCTATGGCTGCAAACTTCCAGTGGAAGGTTGTGTTTTTGGAGATAGAAATACTAGAAGTACTTCATTAGTTGATCTAATGAAGCCTTACCAAATAGGCTATAATATAGTGAATAACCAAATAGCAGATATCTTGGTTGATGAGCTAGGCACGGTTATCATGTTAGACCAGAACTCTTTGCCTCGTCACTCCATGGGAGAAGATTGGGGGAAAAATAATCTGGCTAAAGCCTATGTGGCAATGAAGAACTTCCAGATGTTACCGCTTGATACAAGCATAACTAACACTGAGAACGCTCTTAACTTCCAACATTATCAAGTGTTGAACTTAGAGCAAACTAATCGTTTGCTTTCTCGTATACAATTGGCAGGTCATTTTAAAAACCAAGCCTTTGAAACTATTGGTCTTAACCCACAACGTATGGGCCAACAGATTGCTCAGCAGCAAACAGCCACTGGCGTAGAGCAAGCTATGAATGCTTCTTATGCACAGACAGAGCAGTATTTTATTCAGCACTCTGATAACTTAATGCCTCGTGTACATCAGCTTAGAACAGACTTAGCTCAATACTATCATTCTAAAAAACCTAGTGTTCGTCTTCAGTATATCACTGGTAAAGATGAAAAGGTTCATTTTGAAATGAATGGTACAGAGCTACTTATGAGAGATCTTAACATCTTCTGTACAACAAAGACTAATGCTCGTTCTGTAATGGAGCAACTTAAACAGTTGGCTATAAATAATAATACTACAGGAGCATCTATATATGATCTTGGAAATGTTATTAAGTCTGAGTCTATTGCTGAGTTAACTGGTGTACTTAAGAATGCAGAAGAGAAGGTACAGTCTCAGAAAGAAGCAGAAATGCAGCAACAACAGCAAATGCAGCAAGAGATGATACAGTCTCAGGAGAAGCAAAGACAAATGGATCTTGACTTTAGAACAGGCCAAGCAGATCTTGATAGACAAACTCAGATCACTGTGGCTGAAATTAGAGCTGCAGGTTATGGAGCAGGCGTAGATATTAATGAAAATAAAGTGTCTGACTACCAAGATGCCTTGGAGACGATTCGTGGTGAACAACGTTACCAAGATCAAATGAATCTTAAGCGTGAGTCCGAGATGAATAAGAAGATGCAGGTAGATCAGAAGCTTAATATAGACCGTGAAAAGTTACAAACACAGAAACAAATAGCAGATAAACAACTTCAGATTGCCAAAGAAAATAAGAATAAATACGACTCTGGTAAGAAAGCTAAATAATTATAGCTCTATTATCCGTATCTTAGGTATATTTTTTTAGGAAAAGTAAATATTTAAAATTTAAAGTTGTATATTATTTATGTAGAGATACACAAAAAACCAAACAAATATGACTGATTCTCAAACCAGTGTACAAACAAACGTACAACAAGTTGATCTTGACATTGATAGTTGGCTAGGAGCCCCAGGTGCAGATAGTATAGTTACTCCTGCTAAAGATGAAAAACCTAGTATTTTTAGCCAAAAAGTTCAAGATTTTAGTTTCTTAGATGAAGAAGATAATGATGATTCAACATCTAGTGATGACACAAAAGATACAGGTGAAAAAAAGCTTGTAACAAAAGAAGATACAGATAGTCTTCTTAAAGAGTTAACTGATGATGAAGATGATTCATTTGAGTCTAAATCAAAAGGAGGACGTCCTAAGACAGAAAAGTCTGGATTAGTAGAGTTTCTTAAAAAGCGTATAGAGTCAAAGGAAATGTTTGCCTTTGATGACTATGATGAAAAGAAACAAAGTCTTGATGACTACTTAGGTGGTCTTGGAGATAAAGACGTTGAAGAGTTGTGGCAAGCTAACGTAGACAATATGAAGTCTGAGGTGGCAGCTAAGACTCCTCAAGAATTCTTTGAGTCTTTGCCAGATGAATTGCAATATGCAGCAAAGTATGTAGCAGACGGTGGGCAAGATCTTAAAGGTCTTTTCCAGGCTTTGGCTCAAGTAGAACAAGTTCGTGAGATGGACCCTACTGACGAGAATGACCAAGAAGGTATTGTAAGATCTTATTTACAAGCTACTGGTTTCGGTACAGCAGATGAAATTGAAGAAGAAGTTTCTACATGGAGAGAAATTGGATCTTTGGAAAAGAAAGCTAAACAGTTCAAACCAAAGTTAGATCAAATGCAAGAAGAGTTTGTACAAGCAACTCTTGCAGAACAAGAATCTAAGAAAGAACAGCAAGAGCAGGCAGCTCAAGCTTATATGCAAAATGTGTTTGAAGCACTTCGTCCAGCTGAGATTAATGGTCTTAAGCTAGATAAAAAGACTCAAGCTCAATTATATAGTGGATTGGTTCAACCTCAATATCCATCTATCAGTGGTCGTCCAACAAACTTGTTGGGTCATCTTTTAGAGAAGTATCAGTTTGTAGAACCTAACTATCCATTGATTGCTGAAGCTCTATGGTTACTTTCAAGTCCTGATGAGTATCGCTCAAGCCTTACTAAGCAGGGAAAGAACCAGGCGGTAGAGCAAACTGTACGACAACTTAAGACTGAACAGTCACGTAAGAATGTTAGTACTTACCAAGAAGAAGAAGAGACTAGATCTAGAAAAATATCTAGACCTCAAAATATTTTTAAAAGATAAATAATTTATTAACCCTTAAACTTTATGCCCTATGGCAACTCCAGTTTTAAACAATGGTATATTTCTACGAGATACCAGCTATGCAACTAGCTCACATGTAGATTCTTACCACCTTTCTAACCTCTTAAAGTCTGCTGAACCTACTGATTTAGGTCCAGTTGATTTATGGGCAATGGCACAAAAGGTAGAAATGCCTTTATACCAAATGTCTAGCTTTGGCGGTAAGAACGTTATCTCAGTAGATAATGCACGTGGTGAGTACAAATGGCAGATCCCAGTAACTCAGGATCTACCTTACGTTATTGAAGACGTAGAATCCGCTAATGCTACAAAAGGTATTGACGGACAGAGTTTCAAAATTAAGATTAACAAGCGTTCTTTTGGACATGGTGATATCATCACTTATGACAAATACAACGGTGTTGAGATGTACATCACTGCTGACGATATTATCCCAGCTGGTGACGGTTTTATCTACACAGTACAACTTGTTAATAATGACAACGCTAAGTATTTGGATAACAAATATCTTAAAGTTGGTACTAAGGTTTTCCGTAAAGGATCTGCTCGTGGTGAATACGGTGAGCGTTTCTCTGATATCGGTAACGTTAATGCAGGTTTCCGTGAATTCTACAACTATGTAGGTGGTGCTGAAGCTCACGTTCATTATTCTGTTAGCTCTCGTGCTGACTTAATGTTGAAAGGTGGATTGAAAGCTGATGGTACAGTTCCTGTAGTAGAGCTTTGGAGAAACTTTGACAAGTCTAGTGATCCTTCTATTACAAACTTAGAGGACATGGCTTCTAAAATGGGTAAAGATTATGTAAAGAAAGCTTACCAATCTGGTCAGTTAACTCGTACATTCTTGACCGCTATGGAAGCAGCTCATTTGACTAAGATTGCTAATGACATTGAGACTTACCTTATGTGGGGTCAAGGTGGTAAAGTTAAGCAAGATGGTCCAGATGATATTCGTTTATCTGTAGGTCTTTGGAAGCAGTTGGATAACTCTTACAAGCGTATCTACAACAAAGGCTCTTTCAACTTGGATCTATTCAAGTCTGAGATTTTCAACTTCTTTAATGGTAAAGTTGAATTCCAAGGACCAGATCCTAAGCGTAGCTTAGTTGTACAAACAGGTCTTGGTGGTATGAAACTTGTTAATGAAGCTATTAAGCGTGAGGCTATTAACTCTGGCTTGGTAATTAATGCTTCTGAAGTTGGTGCTATCACTGGCAAAGGTATGGACTTGAACTTTGGTTTTGCTTACACTCAATACGTTATTCCTTTCTTGGCTAACGTTAAGTTTGTATTGAACCCAGCGTTTGATAACATTCATACTAATGACATTGAGAACCCAATCATTGATGGTTTCCCATTAAGTTCTTACAATTTTATTATCTTTGATGTAACTGAGAATACTAATGACAACATCTACTTGTTGAAGTTATCTTGGGATAATCAATTGAAATGGTTCTATCAGAACGGTACTATGGATTACATGGGACGTTCTCAAGGCTTCCAGTCTTCTGGAAACTTTAACGGTTACCGTGTATTCATGACACAAACAATGCCTGCTATTTGGGTTAAAGATCCAACTAAAGTGTTGAAGATTGTTATGAGAAACCCTGTAACTGGTGGATCATTCTAAAAAATAGTATCTAAAGCAGGGGGCTAAAATCCCCTGCTGAGGATACACTATCACCCTCCTGTAGATTTATCTGCAGGTTTCCTATCGTATGCGTACCATGAATGATCACATGGGAAGTTCGCAACTTCTGATAGGTTCTAAATATAAAAGGTTACATTTGTAACCAATTATAAAAACCAAACAAACCAAATATGAGTAGCAGTGTATCAATGATTGAAAAGTATCCACAAAACAAACGTTCAAGTATAGCAATCCGACCATACTTTGATCCTTTAGTGGATAACATGGGACTTCAGAAGTACGGATTGAGTCTTTTTGACGGAGCGTTCCACGAGGAACCTATTGCTTGTTTAGAGATTAATGGAATCAAAAGATTCATTACAGGTCTAAATGAATATGCTCCTGATGTTAAAGACTTACCATTGGAAGAACAAGAAGCTAAGATAAAGCAGATTCGTGCTGTTATTGCTCAACTTGAGAAAGAACTAGCTTCAAATGTAGTGGATGCTGCAGATGAGCAATTCTGGAATAAGTTAAAACTTCTTAAACCAGACAATAATGAGTTCTGGGATAGAATTAAGATTAGATGTGGTAATGAACCAGTATATTTAGAGCCTGATAAAGATCCTTATGATTTAATTAGGTTATATGCTATAGAAGCCGGTGGGTTTAGTATTGTTGCTAAGAGTCTTGAAGAAGCTCGTAGAATGTCAGTACCGCCTAAGTTTTATCTAGATAAGCTAGAAGAAACTGCTTCTATACAAACAGAAGTTAAGAAGCTTCGTAACAGAGCTTTATCAGAACTTCAGAAGTTATTTGACAAGAACCAGAATAAGCTTCTTTATGTAGCTAAAGTGTTGGATGCAAATAGTGCTCAATATAAGAAGTCTACACCTAATGACGTTATCTATGATAATATGGATAAGTTTATTAATGGAGACTTAGTAGAGAAGGATAAGCGTAAAACCGCTCAAAGATTTTTGGATGCTGCTAATCTAGACATGGAAACATTAAAGATTAGATCTATTGTAAAAGATAGTAACTACTTTAAGTTCATTGCTCCAAAATCAGATGGTTTTATTTATCATATGCAAACTACTACTATGATGGGTAGAACTTCTACAGATGTAGTTGAATTCTTAAAAAATCCTTTAAACGAGGAGCTTTTAATAGACTTAACTAAAAAGGTTGAAAAATACTGGATGCAGTAAAATAGTATATGAATAATAATCTCTTACAAATTAAGATAAAACAGAGGCTTAATAAACTAGCATCTTTTGATTATGACAACATAGAATGTTGGATGATCCAAGAAGCTTTTAATAAAGCTCAGTTAGAGTGGGTGCGTAGACGCCTCCACGGTCTTAATGCATCTAGAGAAGCATCAGAGCAAAGTGTAACAATAGTTGATGATGTACAAATTCTTTTAACAGAAGCACCTTTAGGTAGAACAATAAAAGATAAGTTTGTAGAATCAGATTCTTTACCTACTAACTTTTTACATTTTGTAAGAGTTAGCGGTAACGCCAAGACTGAATGTTGTCCAGAAAGAGCTCTTTCTATATATCAAGCTGAAGAAGCTAACGTAGACATTCTTTTGAGTGACAAGTTTAAATCTCCAAGCTTTGATTGGGCAGAGACTTTTTGTACGATAGCTTCTGATAAAATTAGGTTATATACTAATAATGAGTTTGATATAGAAGATATTAAACTTACATATTATAGGCTTCCTAGAGATGTGCAGTTTAATGGTTGTACTAATATATCTACTGGAGTAGTATTTAGAGCTGATCAAACATGTGAACTTAAAGAAGACATATGTGAAATATTAGCAGACGAAACAGCAGCTATTTTAGCTGGAGACATAGAATCTATAACTCAGTATCAGAGAGATATACAAAACGCTCAAAGAAATAGCTAATGATGCAGAAACTACAAAGACCTAGTCCAATGGGACCATGTACAGAAACAGCAGCAATGTTAGCACATGCTCAAGCTCTTACAACTAGTATGCACCAGTTGCATTTAAAAATTACTGGTCCTGGTTCTTTTTCAGCACATAAAGCTCTTAATGAGTTTTATGATGGAATGCCAGATTTAGTAGATGCTGTAGCTGAACAATACCAAGGAGCTCGTGAGAAGCTTCTAGATTTCCCGGCAGTGAGCCCATATAAATGTGGTTCTGTACAGGAAGCAATATCTCACATGAAAGAACTATATACAGAAGTTAATGAGTTACAAAAGATTATGCCTTTCTCAGAAGTTGTAAACCAACTAGATGAGGTTAAGAGTTTGATTGCTTCAACCAAGTATAAGTTAATGTTCTTAAGTTAAATTTGTTTTTTATTTATTTATTTATAACCCTTTAAATTAAAGCCCTATGTATTTTCCTAATGCATTCCGCAAGTCATTCTTGCCTGCTAGTACAACACTAGCAACCACTGGTGGAACTGATGCTTTGACTGCTGGACAGATTGGTTTCTTTGATGCCAAGTCTTTTCAAGTAGTTTCTGCTCAAGCTGCACCTTTTATCATGGCTCAAGGTAGTTACTTTGCTGCTGACAAAATTGGCCCCACTCATGGTGGTTACAAAGAGTCAGTTAAGTCTAAAGTGATTAACCCTAAGTACATCAGTCGTTTGATTAAAGTGACATCTGATGTTGCTCAAAATCAAATTGTATCTGTAGATCCTTCTACATGTACACTTAATTGTGATTCTACTTATCGTCTACGTCTAGATGTTAAAGGTTCACCTGCTTTACGTTTCGTAAGCCATAACCTTTATGACACCTTGGACGGATTCACAGGTTGTTGCACTGTACCTGGTACTACTAACACAGTAGACCAAAATGTAGTGTTACTTCAGTGGAAAGATCAGATTAATGAATCTCTTTTGTTGAAAGAGCTTATTCAAGCTAAGGTTTGGAACTTAACTACAGCTTCTGTAGCTATTGATCCAACTGCTGCTTCTGCAACTATTGCTGTAGCTAACGCTGATGCTGCTCTTTTCCAAGTTGGAGAAAAAGTAGTTCATGCTTCTTTGGCTCCTAACTCAATCGTAGTTTCTATCGGTGCTGCTGATTCAGCTAGTTCTGGTAATGCAAACGTAGTTCTTTCTGTTGCTGCTGTATCTTCTACAAACGGTAATGCTAAGATCTATAGCGAAATTGCGACTAGTACTTATGTTCCTGTAACTTCTTCTGCAAATAATATTGCTGCTGTAGATTCTCATTTAGCTATTGCTGCTGCTTATGTAGAGACTAAGTTCGGTACATGTACTTTTACTCCTACAGATTTCTATGGTTTAGAGCCTTTATTCATCTACACTTCTTTTGTAGAAGAGTCTGGTGAGCCTTGTGCTGTAAACTGTTTTGTATCTGCAGAAATTCAAGCTCCTAAGCAAGCTTCTGGTTTGGGTGAAACTGTACTTCGTGAATTGATCTTAGATGGTCGTTATTTACAAAACGCATATCCTGATAGCTCTCGTGTAGATAGCTTACGTATGCGTGAGATCGAAGCTGATCCAGCTTTGAACACTGTAAATAAGGCTGCTTTGTATGATCAAGTTTTGATCTTGCACAATGTACCTCGTTTTAACAACCCAACAAGTACTTTTGATAATGATCAGTATTTGATCGTAGTTCACGTACCTGCTGGTACTGCAACCACTTCAATTACTAACTTCATTGTATCTAGTGCTAGTGCTGCTAGTAATGCGGTTTCTCTAGAGACTTACTAAGAGTTTTTAGTAAATATTAAGAAGAGGGAGTGGACTATAATGTCCCTCCCTTTTTTTGTTTTGGAAAAGTCCTAAAAAATGGGTATATTATTATTGAGAACGTGTATATAAAATTCATATAAATATTTAAAGTTTACTATAATGGCAAGCAAACATCAGTTAAGTTTAGAACTACCTGATACCAATAATATCAAGGTTTTACGTCTATTTGACACAAGTTTATATGCTGAAGATTTAGCTATAGACTGCGGTACGCTCAGGATAACATCCCCAGGTTTTAACTTACCTGTAGCTATAGAAATTCTAAAAGGCTTTAATATAGTATTAAACGCCTGTAGCTTAGGGTTACAACGTACAAACTGTCAAGATGCTTCTCAACCTATTCCTGACGGTGTTTATGTGATTAACTATTCAGTGGCTCCAAACACTTCTGTATTTGTGGAGTATAATCATTTACGCACAACACAAACAACTAATAAATATTTTAACTTACTTTGTGATCTAGAAATGTCAAGTTGTGAACCAGATGCTGATGTAAAAGAGAAACTTGAAGAACTAAGACTTATTAAAAGTTTTATTGACGCAGCTAAAGCTAAAGTGGAATATTGCCATGAACCTCAAGCTGGAATGGAGCTTTTAATCTATGCTCAAAAAAGATTAAACAAGTATGCCACTGAGTGTGCGTGCTAGTATTGTAATAAAACCAAACATATATGAGATCATGTAACAATTGTGGAGCTACAATTACATGTGGCTGCCAAGACAGAATTGCATCAGATGGTAAACAAGTTTGTACGCAATGTTCTGTATCATATGAGCAACAGCTTATTTTAGCTAATGCTCAATCTATCCTACAAAATAATATAGAACAAAATGAGAACTCTGCTTCCTAAAAAAGAAAAATACTATAAAGAATTTGCTGATGTGGTTAACAAAACCTATCGTCAAATGCGTTACGGTATTGCTGCTTGTAAACCAAGTGTTAGTGAAGACTTAGCTTTTATGAGAAAGCATATTGTTGATTGGCAAGATTTAGAAGATGAAGATGCATTATGCAAATCTAATATCAACTATACAACATGGTTACCTGTTACTTACAGAAATGATAACTCAGTACAATATGATCAGAGTGTAGATTTATGGGGAGCTGGTTACTTACGTGGTAATGTACCAAACTCACCACAACAAATTGGCGTAGGATTAGCGTATGGTGCAAACAACCAAAACATTATTGAGGTGAACACTGGAGGTTGTGTAACTAGAATTAATCTTAATCCAGCTATCACTTTTAATAATAATAGTTCTTTTGAATTTGTACAGCAAACTGCTGCTACAGTATGGAACATTAGTCATAACATGGGGCTGAAACCAAATGTTAAGACTGAAGATTTACAGGGTAATGATATTGTAGGAGTTGTTGATTATATAGATAACAACACAGTTAGACTTACTTTTAATCAGGCTGTAGCCGGTAAAGCATATTTATCATAATGGCAGTACAGAAGATATACGTAGACTACGATTTTAATAAGAATCAGATTCTTAATGCTAAGTTACAACCTGTAACTACTGTAGAAAGAAATGCTTTAGCGTCTGGGTATAATTCTGGTGATGCTGGTATTATTGTATATGACACTACATTAAAACTAGTATATGCATGGGACGGTAATCAATGGGATCAGGTAAGTTTATCTGACACTCAACTTTCTCAAATAGCTGAGGCTTTTAATAAAACAGTAGTTGACATCACTGTAACTGCTGATAATGAAAATAGAACTATTATTCTTACGTA